GTAAATTTAGTGACTTACCCGAAGACACAATTGATAAAGTATTTAATGATGTATATGAGGGTAATAGAGACCAAGATATGTATTCACATATTGTTGGTTATTATATTGGGGAATATGAGGAAGCTGTATCCAGAAGAGGATATTAATACTTATCGTGTATTAAGAGATTTCTTTGTTGATGCAGGGTGTGAAATAGGTGAGTAAATTTATTTGACTCGTTAATCTAGCTTATTAACAACTTCAGGATACCATTTAGTATATTTAGAATCTTTCCCTTCATAATCGATTGAATCAAGTATGTATCGCATAGCATTTAATCTAGCAACTTTTTTATCTTCTGAATTAATTATGACCCATGGGACATTAGCATTTGATGTTTCTGTAAACATTCTATTCTTTAATTGTCCAATTCTTTCAAAGGCATCTAATGCTTTAGCATCATTAGGTGAATATTTCCAATATTTTAATGGATGTGCTAATCTTCTATTAAATCTATCGTTTTGTTTTTCTTTAGATATGGAAAACCACAATTTAAATACGCTAAATCCTTTTCCTTGTAATGATTCTTCCCATTTTGTAACATTTTTCATAAAATGCTCATAGTGTTTTTCAGAACAATATCCCATTGCTGGTTCTACAACCGCTCTATTATACCAAGACCTATCAAAGAAAACAATTTCTCCTTCGCTTGGGAGGTGTCTTTCATATCTACCAAACCAGTTATTCTTTTCATCTTCTGTTGGAATTCCTAATGCAACAACTCTAAAATGTGCAGGGTTTAAATATTCAACAAATCTTTTAATAGTTGATCCTTTTCCTGCTGCATCTCTTCCTTCAAATACAATTACTACTTTTTGTTTAGTAGCAACTACCCATTCTTGTAGTTTTAATAGTTCAATTTGAATTTTGAATTTTTCATCTTCATATTTTCTACGTGGTAAAATAGATTCTTCACCATCAACTCTATCAAGATAATCTTCGGCTGGATGCTTTTGATTAATTTTTGTAATTCTTTCTCCTAATGTGTCTGTGTAACTTTGAAGAGTTTCTCGTATTACTCTACGTGTGCTTCTTTTCTTGAGAACAATAACTTGGTTAAGTTTTCTAAGTAATGCTCTGATATTAAGTTTTTTGGCAACATCTTCACCAATCGCATTACTAATCTTAGTAAGATATTCTTTAGTATTAAGTTTAAAACCTTCTTCTATTATTAATTGATTAGATCCTGAATCATATTGGATATTATCCAAAAGATAATCTCTTAGTTCATCTAACTCGTTTATTATAATATTTATATCCATAATTATTCGTTTCCTTCAAAGTAATTAAACCCGTCTTGTAAGCAATTTTTTAATCCATCAACTGGTGTTTCACCTGATAATTTTAATGCAGAATTTCCTTCGGCTTTTGCAACTACAACGCTTCCATCTCTCATAACACCTGCTGGATATTCATTTCCTTCAGTATCAAAAATTCCAACACCTTCTTCATAATTACCAGGAATCATTAACTCATTCCCTTCATCATCTATTAGCAAAACTAGTGGTGATTTTCCTGTATATTCTTCAAATGTTCTTAACATAAATTATATATTATAATTTCTTATCAAAAATGTAGAGATCATATATTTTATTACCCTTTACATTCTTAATATTTTTAAGCACATCTCCAGTTGTTGAATCAAGAACTTTATAAACACCAATATTACGACCTGTGTCAGTTAGTATTTTAACTGTATTTCCTGGTCTGCCAATAGCTCCTAAAATGCATAAATATTCATTTCCATAAATACTTTTTAAGAATGATATACGAACTCCCTCAGTATCTTTGATATTATTAAAATATGAATTCTCTTCAAGGTTATCTAAGTCGAATTTAGTATCTGTTGGTTTGACTTTAATTGTAGCAAATTTTGAATTTTCATTTTCTAGTGAAACTTCATCCTTATTTTGAATTGCTTGTGCTTTAACTAGTGTTTGTTGGTTTCTTCTAATAGCATTAAAATCTGCACGAGCGATTATTCCACCTCTCATACCTTTATCATACATATTATAACCATTTGGTGCTAACCTATAAAAAGAACCAGTAAATGTCATTGATAAAATTCTATCTGCCCTGAACATTCTCCATATTTTATTAATATGTCTATTTGTTGATACAGACCATCCGTTCAAGTGCCATCCTCTAACAAGTATTTTACCTTTAGATGAACGTCCAAGCACCATTGGGTATATTACACGCTCATGACCTGCAAAATGCTTATCTTTTTCTCCTTTATAGTTGATTAAGAATATCATTCCATACTTGATTGCTTTAATCATTATGTTCTGGTCATATTTAATCGGTTCATTAATCGGTATATTTTGGAAATCACGTATATTTTTCAATGAAAATCTTGGAATAAACTCATGATCCTCTCTTAAATCATCATATGATTCTTTTAATATGTATTCTACTGGTTTCCGATTGAAATATGCTTTAGATTCTCTTAAATTCACAAATTTTTGATATTTTTCTAACATATATATTAAGAGGCGAATATCCAATCTCAATGATAAATATATAGAACATGGGAAATTCAGAAGAACTGAACAGATATTATAAATTAGTTAATGAATATATCGATGAATATGTTGAAAAATGGAAAATTAATCCAAAAAGGCTAGATAAGTATTTTAAGAATAATACTAGGCTTATATCATTTCTAGAAAGAAATGGGCTTGATGGTATTAACCGAATTGAAAAAGTTATTAATGATGTTATAGGTGATAGAAAATCAATGGCAGAAGATGGTGTTCTTACATTTGAGGGTTTCTCAGTATTAGAATCTGATTCATATCGTGTTCAGAAAATACAAGAGTGTTTATATCGGGGAATCGATAAGGCGACTGTCGAGCATGAAAAAATTATTGCTGACCATTATGATACATCATTAGGTCATGTAGATATTAAAAACTCTGAAAAGCATCATTTCTCTGTTAATGGGAATAAATATGATACAAAAGTCGTTATTTATACAAAAGATGAGCTTGAAAAAGTTAAATCTAACTTGATTGATTATTCATACACGAAACTTGTTAATGAAACAATGGAAGTTATGGATATTGGTATTAAAATCGAAGTAAAGGACTTTATCGATGAAGAAAAGTTCAACCAAGTTTTAGAAAAGCAATTAAGTGCTACAAAAGTAAGCGAAGCTGTTTGTGGTATATTAAGTGTTGATAAGGAAAAACACACTTTGACCTCTAATGGTCACTTAATTGTAGAATATGATTGGGGTGGTAAGTCTGAACACTAATCTAATAGCTTATCCAAATTATCATTTCGAATTGTTCGTAAGACAAGTGATTTAACTTCTCGCCAATCAGGGTTTCCCCAATTTTTACCATTACTAAAACCACCGCCTCTGCCTTTATCTGTTTTAACTATGATAGTTTTACCATTTAATTGTTTATATAATTCACGGTCTTTTAGTATTTCTTCACGGTTACGAGGTTTGCCACGATATACTTTGTTTTTTTTATCCGCTTCGATGTCATGGTACTGATTTCCCCAATATTTAAAAGTAACAGCATCATGAGTATCAGGAACAATGCCTGTATTATACTGTTCTCCATCAAGATAGACATTTTTTAAAAGATATGTTCTATCTGTTGTTTTATCATAATGATCATAAAAGTCATTTGCTTCTTGAATAGTGCTAAAATGAAGATGATATGCGTTTGATGATACTGATAATCGTATATCAAACCACCTTCTCCCGTAGTAAAATTCTATTGTTTGTTTTTCTTTTGCCATTTTTGATGGTTTTTTACATTTCATGCAACATCATGATATACCATATATTATATTAATATTTGTGAGATTTTTCTGTGTCTGGCATATGATTTGTATACTAAGTCTTCTAGAACTCTTACTTCTTTCTTGAATTCATCGAAGGATTCTTCTTTTAATAGGTTAAAATTCTTCTGTTTTATTATAAATGGTTTTTGTTTTCCACCAAAATGTGGTAACCCTGCTCTTCTTATTTCTAAGTTGATGTTAGATCTTTCTTGTGTTACTTGTACAATCAGTTTTGTTTTTCTTTCCTCAGCGACCCAACGATAGATTAATTTTGAATAATTATTTTGGTTTGTTTTGTTATATGAAGAAAAAGGATAACTTTTATTTAACCAATTAGCTATCCTTTTTCCTCTATTTTTACAAAATTTTCTATCAGCCTTTTTCATTAGTGATGGTCAACTGTTGCTATTATTTTCTTATCCATAACTTCTTTCAGTTCTTGGTAAGAAACTGGTTCATAGTTCCAGTGGTTCAATCCCATATCTTCAATTTTTCGGTTGTAGAATTCAGGTTGGTTTTTTCGCAAACTGTTATGGCAGTGTCCGTGTAACATCCAACTTCCTCTGTGATGTCCATTCCAAACCATAAAAGGGTAGTGGCTCATACAGATGTGTTGTGTTTGTGATTTTCCAGAAAGTGATTCTGAGCCATCAGTTACCCAAAGTTCTCCATAATCATAAATTCCGTCAAATCTCTTTGTTCGTTCAATAGTTTGATAACGATCATGGTTACCCATAATCATTGTTATTTTACCATTTAATCTCCAAACTAAATCGTGAGTTTTGTTTTTACTGGCGAAAGCCATATCACCTAAATAATAAACTTTATCATCTGGACTAACTTTGTTATTCCATTTAACAATTAATTCTTCATTCATGTCTACGACATTATCGTAAGGTCGTCCGTCAAAACGGATAACATTTTTGTGCCAAAAGTGATAGTCCGATGCGAAGTATACCTCTTGGTCTTTGTCTGTTTGTATTTTGTCTCTTAAAATCATTATTACAAATATAGTTATTTTTTTACAGTTGCCAAAAAGACAAACTGTATTTATAGATACTTTTTTAAAAAAGTTGTTTTTAATATATAGTTTATGATAAAAAAATTCCACAAATACTTTGAAAGCTCGGATAGAGTATACTATCATGGTAGTAGAATTGAACTTCCAATAGGTGAAACACTAAAAGGTGGTGATAGATATAATCAAGAACAAGAAAATTCTTTTTCTATAGTTGAAAAATATAGACCTGAAAATAAATTATCACATAGAGAAGCATTATTTATGTGTGATGATCCTGATAAAATATCCGAAGCTGGTGGAAATACCGATAATTTGTATACGGTTGAACCTACTTCTGAAGTCAATAAACATGATTTATCATGGGTAACAAGCATTAAAGAAGTTCAAGATGAGCATAAGATTAAATTAATGGCAGAAAACTTTTGGAAAGGTGAGCCTAATAGTGTGGTTAATGATCCATTATGGGTTTATACAACAACCGAGGCTAAAATAGTATCACAACAATAATGGAATACATTGAAGATTATGAAGGATATAATCCTAAAACACAATTAGATGCTGAAGGATTTGTTGATAATAACTTATTAAGATTATTTCAATTATATAATTTGGATGACCAGGATGAAATGAGTGATGATGAAAAAAGAAATACTTTAGTAAAATATTTCACTAAACATCCAGACCAAATTCAAAGATATACTGAATTTTTATTTGGTCAAGCTAAGAGTCTTAATGCACCAACTACAAATAATATTGGTGGTGTAATAAAATATAGATAATTTAAAGTAAGAAGTATTGTCCGAGATACGTTGAAAGGTGGACAAATTTCATTTTTGTAACTCTTTCAATACTCCTTCTTCAAATAATGTCATTAATACCGACTTACAGCTATATGGCTTATTGTGGTAATAATCTAGGTTAGAAATAATATTATTAACACCAGCTTTATAAACAATATCGAATCTTTTTTCACTTAGTTCAATTTGTTTAGATTCTAATATGTTTAGTAATATCTTCTTCATGATAATAATTTTTTTTAATCAAATAAATCTCCTGCATCAAAATCATCAGAAGAAATTTCAGATTCTTCCATAATTTCGTGAAATTTCTTCTCTGTTTCTTCTAATTCTTCAACAGATTTGAAACGGAAATAATCATTTACAATTGGAGCCATTTTTTCTAATACCTCTTGTGTGAAAACTTCCTCAGTAAATAATCTTTTCAAGAAAAATGATTTATCAAGATGGTTAACATAAAATTTGTTACCTCCTGGTGTAAAGGTCATTTCACCCGTATCTTTATCTACTGACATTTTCCCTTTAGCAATTCCAATTTCTTCAAAATATTCTGGTCGACAGAAAGCATCTAATCCTGTATAAGGATTCATACCATGCGCGAAAGATATATCGAATCTGATTTTCTTGGGTTTGGCGAGTCTATTCTTTTGAGTTTTGAATAGAACATTAATTCCAGATTGTCCAAGATCCATATCATCTTCCTCTCCAGTTTTTAGTTTTGATTTTGACATCATTCCTACTACTGAGGCAGAGTATAAAAGTCCATTACCACCTTTCATAACAGCTCTTGGGAATAAATCCATTGTTAAGTAAGTATGGTTACATACAATCATAGGTATTTCTAGGAATCCTAGATCAGTATTAATTGATCGGAACATAGAACCTATTGCTTTTGCTTTAGTCATATCTTGTTTGATATTACCTTTAAGTAAGTCTTCTTTTTCTTTATTAGATGCCATTTGACCAAGTGAATCTAATACAATCATTAGTTTTGGTAGTTTAGCACCTTTCATTTTTTCATCTTTTAGTTCATCAATTAATTTTGTTAAAGTCATATTAATATCTTCAACTTTATTTGATCTAACTAGTCTGAATTTTGCTAATGAATTATCTACTCCAAATTTTGGAATATCTTCCAGGTCAACTGATTGCTCAGTATCAATATAGATAATTGAATATCCTTCTCTTTGTGCATGCTTCGCTATAGAATATGCTACGAATGATTTACCAGCACCAGATTCACCTGCTAATGCTGTGATTCTGTTGTTGGCAACTCCACCACCCAATAGTTTTCCCGATAACGCAGCGTCCATTAAATAAACACCTGTTGAGATAAATTTCTTCTCTCTAATTTCCTTTTCTATAAGAATTGGAACTGTCTTTGAAATATTATCTAAAATAGAACCGATTCTAGAAAATTCAAATTGACTTTTTGCTTTTTTAGCCATGTTTTAATCTTTCTTTTTAGTATATATTCAATGTTGTACTCCCCTTTTCAACCTTTTTTAAGTTATAGATGAAGGGGGGCGTACACTTATGGATATATACAACTATGAACAAGAATTTCAAAAGATTCATAGATAATGCACGTGCTGTACATGGTTATAAATATGATTACATAGATTATGTTAATATGAGAACACATATTACACTGTCTCATAATGGTATTACCATGTCACAATGTCCGAAAAAGCATTTAATGGGTAGGTGTCCTGAAAAAACAACTGAGAAGAAGACAACTGTTGATTTTATACAGGAGGCTAATGAAGTTTGGTGTAATAAATATGATTATTCAGATACTGAATATAATGGTTCTCTTAATAAGATTATTTTTTATGATTATAAGGGTAATAAATATGAACAAAGAGCTACTTCACATTTAGAAGGTGTTGTTCCTAAGTATAAAATAGTTACTAAATACTCTGATAGTGATTTAGTTAATGAATCGAAACAAGAGATTATTGAATTTTTGACCAAAAATAATATTGAATTTTTACAAGACTATAAATTTGAGGATTGTGATTGTAAATTGGGATTTGATTTTTATTTGCCAAAAATAAGAACCTGTATTGAATTTTATTCACAAGATGATTATATAAAGTTTCATAGAAAAAATGATAATAATATTAAAGTTGAATATTGTGAAGATAATTATATTAATTTGGTTAAATTGTCTTATAAACATCGAAATATTATTTGGGAATTAATGTGGGATAATTTTAAAAAGAACCACAAACGCGACGTTTAGCCTTCTCAAAACGGTCAGCAACCATTGCATTCAATAAATCATCTTCAGTAATATAGCTCCTAAAAGTAGGTTCTTGTTCCTCATTATCGCTCATACCACCACCCAATCCTATATGTCCATTTGCATCAATAAAATTTGACCATGCATAATTTGACATATTAGTAAGCATAAATTTATTTTCTTCTTCACTTAATCTCCTTTTAGTAGGTAGTGCGCGTTGTTGTAATCCATCATATTTACTGACTTTTATTTTTTCAGTAAATCGACTATTTTCAAAATGTTTTAGATGTTTCATTACTCTATATATTTAATGTGATAGTGGAATTAATATATAATGAACAAAACATTAATTAACTATAAATGGCTCAAAATACTGGAACACTTGTTGTAGCACCGATTAGACCACTAACGGACATAATGCCAATTGCAACAGCATATTCAAGTGAAATAAAAGGTGGTATGCATAGTGTTGATAATATTTCAGCTAGAAATAATATTACTACTGATAGGCGAGAATTTGGTATGTTAGTATATGTTATATCTACAACAGAATTTTATCAATTAAGAAATATTTCCTCACCAGATGTTGCTAATGATGCAAATTGGCAATTATTACAACTAGGACTTAGTGCTAGTAATACTGGTGAATGGCAAGATTCAGTTATCGCTGCAACTTCAGGAGATCCATCGGTTTTGACACCTTCAAATGGTGATAGATATTTGGTTCTATCAGGTGCAGGAGCATGGACTGGTAAAGATGGTAATATAGTTGAATGGCAAGGTTCGTGGACAGATATATTTCCAACTGAAGGTATGAGTGTTCGTGATGATAATGAAAAAGGACCGCTTTGGGCTTATTTCAATGGAACATGGGTTAAGCAAGAATTTGATGGAGATCCTTATATTGAACATACTTTAGACCTTGGTGGTAGTTTAACTGTTGCGACCAATTCTCAATATTTAGTTTATGGTGATTTTGAGGTTAATGGAGATGTCAGCAACTATGGTAAGGTTGTAGTATTGAATGGTTCTTTAGTCGGAACTGGTTCAATTAGTAACTTGAACTTAGGTTCATTGCAGCAAGTTGATATGTTAACTGATATTTATGGCGGAACAGGAATAGGTATTGTTAGTACATCTTTGAGCACAAGAAGAGTCGATATAAATCTAATTGCTGGTCCAGGAGTTTCTCTTGTAACAACCACAAATAGTACAGTAATATCTTCAACATATATCCCAGATAGTTCATTTCCAAGTTATAAAATTCAAGCACCTGAGACAGTTACAATACCCGCATATAAACAAATGTTAATATATGGAGATTTAGATGTTGATGGAACATTGGATATTGGTACTTTTGGAAAAGTAGTAGTATTAAATGGTGATTTAAATGTTGATGCGGGTGCTACTGTTAGTAATATTGGTAATATAGAATTCTATAGACTATTGAGTGAGGATAAATTGTCTGAAATTCATCAGTCAGGATATATTATAGGTGCATCTTTTTCAGCAGGAGGGACTTATTCAGTATTATTAGGAGCAACATATTCAACAATTAATTATTCAATAGCAGTTACGGGTGAGTTATCCAGAACTTGGTCAGTAGAAAATAAAACAAATTTAGGATTTACTGTTAATTCAAATTCTATAACACCTTTTACCGAAAATGTTTATTGGCAAACAATGAAATATACATAAAATTATGAGCACTTATTCAATAACAAATGCAACTGTGGATTCTAGGTTACAATTAGGTCCAGATTCAGTAATAGTATCTGAAAATGGTATTAACTCTATTCAATATCTTGATAATAGAGTAAGTGGTATTCTTATTATGTCAGGTGAGGATGTTAGTATACATATTAAGGAAGATGAAATAAAATTACAAAATAATAGTACTAATTTAAATAGTGTAATATTAGGGAATAATGGTGTTGCTATAGAAGCACTTTTTGATAATGTAAATATTCAGAGAAAGTATTATATAAAAGAATATATTACTACAACTGATAATGTTCCTACTGATATATTTACCTTTTCATATACAAGTGGGAATGTTAAATATTTTGATTTTAAATTAACAGCATATCAATCATTAACCGATAATGTTTATTATTCATCTAGTACATCTATTATAAAAAGAGTTCCTGTGCCAGGCCCAGGTTTTACTACAGGTACAATATTAAGTGAATTGGGTGAGTTAGGTAGCTCAGTTTTATCTGATTTTGATGATGGTGTTATCTCATCATCATTTGGATTTACTGGCTCAACTGTTTATGTTGAAGTTATTGGTGATAATACTGGGGCTCCTATTTCATGGGAATTGGATATGGAATATCGATAATTTATTCCTCATTTATATTTGTTAATACATAATCTAAATTTTCTTGATTAAATCCATGTAATGGTTTTCCACCATTCTTTAAGTAATTATGATATAATTCTTGATATTCGTCTTGTGTGTACATTTTTGAAGATATTTCACTATAGATAACATCAGTAGGAGAGGGACCAATCATTTTATTATTCCCTTCTTCACCATAATTTGGTCCCATATGTCCAATTAATTCGACACCACCGACTTCTTCATTACAAAATTGTATAAAATTATAGATTTTCATCACTTTTAACTGGAATTTTTTCAAAATATTCATCATGTTCTTCTAAGGAATAAATATCTTTTTGGAAATTATAAATAATATTATATAGATAATTATCTTCTAAAATAACCTCTTCACCGTTTGTTAAGAATATTATTGTTTCTTGTTCTTGGTAATTATTAGTAATAGTTTTAATTTCAATACCAAATTTACCATTTCGATCTGTTAGGTTACAGATAATCTTTTTACCACGTTCAATTATTGATGTAATCTTATTAAAAGTGCTTAATTTATCTAGCATATGAAAATCCATAAGATCTTTATCAGTTCTTTTGTCGTAATTGTCTAAAAATCTCTTTTCACGTGGAGAAATATCTCCATTCTTCAACTTGTCTAGAATCCTATTTAATTGTTTATCCTTCAATGATTCATCAATTTTGTGTATAAATTTTCTAAATCCCATAATTTCTACGTTATTTTTCACAATGTATATATTAAGAATTGGGTATTAATTTATATATACAATATAACGACAAGTTGATAACATGGATAAACAATTATTAGATGCCCTTAGCAACCTATCGGTTGCACTCGAAAAAATCTCTGAATCTTTAGATAAGAAAAAGGGAGAATCAAAGACTGCTGTTGGTTCAGCACTACAGAGTGGTGACTTTAGTGAACAACTAAAAGAAATTAATAATGGTGTCAAAGCTATTAAAACAGATACATCAAAAATATTAGACAATCAACAAACAATTATTCAATTATCAAAGGAAAAATCTGCTGAAAATTCATTGTTTGGTGGTGATAAGAAGAGTGGTGCAATGGATGGTATCAAAAAGGGTGTTGGTATGATTGTTTTGATTGCTGGTGGTATATTGGCTATTGGTTTAGCATTTAAGCTTATTGGGGAAGTAGATTTTTCTTCAGTGCTGGCGTTATCTTTATCATTACCAATGATTGCTTATTCATTTGAAAAAATTGCGGCTATGGATTTAGACTATAGTTCCGCCTTATCGATTTTTGGTATTATTACATCTATGTCTTTATCACTTGTAGCATCATCTTATATTTTATCACATATTGCGATATTAGGACCGATGCAGTTATTAAGCGTTGTAGCCATTGCAGGAGCTTTTTCGTTAATGTCTTTTTCATTAGGTAAAATGATTACAGGGTTTAAAGATATTGCACCTGCTGATGCTTTAAAGGCTGCCTGGTTGATGCCAGTTGTTCTATTGGGCGTTAGTGTGGCTATTGCTGCATCATCTTATATACTTGCTCAGACCGTACCAATAGGGTTAGCACAAGCGTTCTCAGTAGTTGTTATTGCAGGAGCATTTGGAGCAATTTCCTATGGTTTAGGGAATTTAATAGGAGCTTTTAAAGGTATAAAGCCAATTGAAGCTATTGCGGCAGCAGCGTTAATGCCTTTAGTATTAATTGGTATTTCATATGCTATTGTAGAATCTTCTAAAATATTAAAAAATGTTCAATGGATTGGACTGGGTGCTGCTATAAGCTCTGTTGTTATTGCAGGAGTATTTTTTGCTATTTCATATGCAATTAGACCATTGATGAAAAGTATAAAGGATGTATCGGTAAAAGATATGTTTAAAGGAGCTGCTATGATGGTTATTATGTCAGCTTCTATTGTAGCATCTTCACATCTATTAGCCACGATGGCTGATGTTGGCTTTGTTCAGATATTAAAATTTGGATTATTAGGGGTTGCAACAAGTATTGTTACTGCTATGATGGTAGTGGCGATTAAGCCATTAAAAGGTATGGCAGTAAAAGATATATTAAAAGGAGCGGCATCTATAGTTATAATAAGTGCTTCAGTATCAGCAGCATCATATGCTGTTGCAATGATGGCTCCAGTGACATTAGGAGGTATTTTTATGTTCACTGCGTTGAGTATTGGTTTAGCAGTTAGCTCATTTGTTATGGCATTAGCTATGTTTGGAATATCTAAACTAGGTACGATGAAAGACTATTTACAAGGTGGTTTAGCAGTTGTTATGATTGCAGGGGTTATTTCATTATCCTCGATGATATTAAGTTATGGTGAGTATAAAAAATATCCATCGTTAGATTGGACACTTGGAACGGGCGTTAGTATATTTGCTTTTGCAGTTATGACTCTTGGTTTAGGCTTCTTAATTACCGCGACTGGTGGTATGGGAGCAGTAGCTTTATTAGCAGGTGGTGCTGCCGTTTTAGGAATAGCAGCCTTGATGGTTGGTGTTGATGCTATCTTAGCAATGGGAGATTATTCTAAATTTCCAAGCTCTGAATGGATAGTTGGTACAGGATTATCTTTATTAATATTTGGGGTATCAGCATTAGCAATTGGTGCATTGTTTATAGGAACATTTGGACTTGGTGCAGCAGCAATGGCTGCGGGTACATTAGCAATATTAGGAATTGCAACGATGATAGTAAAAACAGATGAGATATTATCTAGTGGACAATATACTTCTTTCCCTCCAATGTTATGGGTACAAGGGGCATTAGGTGTTTTGTCTAAATTTACTGAATTTATATCAGGTATCGGATTTAAAGATTTGGCTAAACAAGGAATAATGAAATTGATTGGTGGTATTGACGGTATAGCAAAATCAATATTGAAAATTGACTTATTATTTAGCAAGGGTTCATATACTAAATATCCTAGTGTTGATTGGGTTGAAGGTTCAGTAGGAACTTTATCAAAGTTTTCAGCACTTATGAGTGCTAAAAGTATGAAAGACATACTTGGTGATAAACTTAAAAAAATGGCTGGTGGTGGTTTAGATAAAATCGCACATAGTGTTTTAGAAATTGATAAAATATTTTCAAAGGGAGATTTTGCTAAATATCCTTCAAAAGCCTGGATGGAAGGAACATTATTCACTTTACAGAAATATGGTGAAATGATGAAACTTGTTAAAAATACTTTTAAGGGAACCGCAGAAGTTGCACCGTTAAAATCAATGGTAAGTAGTATAACATCTTTAGCAATAGCATTTGATAAATTATCAAGTTCATTTACAAAGTTTAATGATACTATATCTAGTATAGATGCTGAGAAATTGGCTGCTGTTAGATCAATGTCTTCAAGTATAGTTCTGTTATCACTCACAGATCCACAACAATTTGAGGAAATTATGTCTAGTCTAGAGGATAGATCAGGTGTGTTATCACAGTTAGTAGAAGACTTTGAATCTAAAAAATCTGAGTCAACTAGCTCAGGCTCTTCAGGAATTAAAATGACACCTGTGGCTGCTGGTAATTCAGATATAAAAGATTTGGGTATGAAAATAGATAGAATGACAGGAATTTTGGCTGATATATCAAGTGTAGTTGGTTCAAAAGGAACGTTGAAAACATATTTGAACTCAATAAAACAAAATCAACTTGACTAATGGAATATTCAGATAGACGTTTAAAAAACATTATAAAGAAAGTTGGCGTGTCGGATAGTGGTATTAATATTTATACATTCACTTATATAATGAACAAGAAAAAAATGTATAAGGGTGTTATAGCGCAAGAATTGTTAGAATCTGAGCACAAAAATGCAGTTTGTGTGTCTAATGGTTTCTATTGTGTTGATTATTCTAAGATAGATGTTGATTTTTCTTCGGTGGAAACAACATAAATTATATACATATAATTAACATGGGACTAATAAATGATATAAAACTATATTATAGCTATAAAGAGACTATAAAAAAGAACAAAAATGTGTTATTGACAAAATTCAATATTAAAATTGATAATGCTGATAGGATGTACACTGTTTTAAATATACCAACTGAATATTTTGAAGAGCCTTATAATTTACGGAAAAGTGATATTGATCAGATCTCTGAGAAAATGATTACAGAGTATTCTATAAAATTGGCAGAATATTTAGATTCTATTGGACTAAGAGAAATGTATACTTTTTATGGTAATGTTCAGAAAGTAGAAAAATATGCCTACTTATTGATTATTGGATTTAAAAAAATAGATACTGTTGATTATAATACACTTCTTTATAGAAGGTTCATTCCTATTTCTATAGGATTAACTCTTATACTAGCAACTCTATTTTTTATATTATAGTAACCAACTAATATACGGAAAAATCCTATAAATAAAAAATACAAACGATTAATGGCGAATACAACAGAAAGAGCAGAGAAGTTTTATGAAGTTGATGATGATACTAAATCAACATTTAACAAAGTTTTTGAAAAGAAAGCTTTCCCGATAAATATTAATTTCCAATTCCTTGGGAATTCAAAACAAAAAGAATTGATTAAAATCAGCAAATTATCTGATATGTATGAATTTCTTATAAATAAACAAATGATGGTATCTTTTAATGAAGAACTATTGTTAGTTTTTGATGCTGAATCAATCGGTATTTTGATTGAGCAAGAAATTGATAAAATTTCTATTGATACACAATCAGGTAAAATTAAAATGATTAAACCAGATTTATCCACATTCTCAGCTATTATAAATAAATACAGTCTTGATAAAGTTGCGAGAGCTAATCAAGTGGAGGAGCTATATGATCAACAAGTTAAGGATGGTAGAGAAGAAATCACATTCTAAAAAATAATAAAGAAACAAATGAATTTTGAAAACAATGAAGCACCAGTAGTTTCTACAATCAAGCCAGATGTAGAATTTACAGAAAATGATAATCTTTACCGAATTATCGGTTTTGAATCTGAGGATAGCTTAGATAAGAAATTAGAAGCGGTAACAGCTTATATGAATGAAAATACCGGAAAGGGCGAAGAAGAGCATGTAAAGGATTCTTTATATGGACAAGCACAAACACTTTTGAATGAGTTTAAAATGGAATTGAGGGATGCTAAATTTAATTTCCATCTTGATCATCGACAGTATAAAGTATTAACATATTTATTAAATCACAAATTGGAATATGATGTTAATTCATTATTTATCGCTTTGGAATTAACTGAAATGTTAGAAAATATGCATGGTGATGGTAATAAATTCCAAGAAAATACAGTTTTGGAATATCCAGTAACTGCAACAGAAATTACTTATGTATATCACTTGTTAGCACAGCATAAAGTTAAGGGATTGACAAATGAAGCTAGAGCATTAGCATCTATTCTAATTAGAATAGGTGAAATTTCAAAGCTAGTTAGTTTCTATGATACTTCTTCTAAGAATTTAGTTGAAGATATCCAGAATTGGGCAATGATGATGAATGAGGGTTTGATCGAACCAGGCGTGGATATGCTTGTTGAAGATACAAACGATGAAGTCTAAAAATCAAAAAATATATTTATAAAAAAAAAGTGTCCAAAATCTGGACACTTTTTTTATATAGGACAATTTACGGCTGTGTAAATATATTTCCAATCTCTTTTAATAATAACTCCAATTGATTCAGCAGCAGTATAAATATCATCCAAGCATTCCGAATCTGATCCACCAATTATTGTTATATGTTTACCTTTTAGTGAATTGAAAAAGTCTAACATTTTTCTCCCAACATGAAACCATTGATGATGGTTTCCAACAAATACGATACAAGTTCCCTTAGTAGTTAAGTATAAATCACCTTTTTTAAGAGTTCTTGCTTTCTCTTTCTCTTTTATTTCTTGGTATGTTCGCTCTTCTAATATTGATTTATAAAAATCAGCATCGACACCATAATTATATCTTTTTTCAATTAATAATTTTTGGTTAGGAAATGTATATAAGTCTCCGTGTACAGGGACATCTGGTTTATCATCATATAGGAAATCTTTATCTACACCATGACCATCGATATGATTATCCCATATTTGATAAACATTTGTATAATCACCACAGTATTCATGTACCTTACTTAGATAGAGAGGTGTAAAAAAATCACTAAAAGATTTCTGAACATCAACAACTAAAAGATTAGTTTCTTGATACGTATTGTATTCATTAAATGATAATATTCCCATGTATTTATATATAAAAAAAACAGGACTAATTTAGTCCTGTTTTTCATTTTTGTTATGTTTAATTATTTAAAGTGGAAGCTCTTCTGTGTTTTCATCATCTGATAAATCAAGTTCTTCTTCATCTTCAATATCTTCAAAATCTTGTGCTTGAGCTTGAGCTTGAACCTGTACTTGTGGTTGAGCTTGTGGTTGTCCTTGCATCATACCTCCTTGTGCTTGCGCTTGTGGTTGTACTTGTGGTTGAGCCTGTCCTGGCTGAGCCTGCATTTGTGGCTGAGCCTGCATTTGTGGCTGAGCCTGCATTTGTGGCTGAGCCTGCATACCTGGTTGAGCCTGCATTTGTGGCTGAGCCTGCATACCTGGTTCCATTTGTGTCTGTGCTTGTGGAGCTGTTGCATCTAGTTGTGGGCTTGTTTCTTCATCTCCTGTTAATGCACCACCATGAATATTATCAACATCCATGAAATTAGTGGTAACAAATTTTACCATATCCTGTGCAATTTCAGCATCTCCAAAGAATTTTCTCAAATCCTTTCCAGTAGTTTCTTTTGTCTTTTTAACGTATGCGTTAATAAGTGACTGTGGGATATCTATATTAGCTTTAACAGTCCAGTCATTCCCTTTTTGCATTACAAGTTCTTGGATAAGATCGTACTTCTGACGATATTCTCTGTGACTTTCAAATTTTCTAATATGTTTCATATTTTGTAAATAATATTTTTATAAGGTATATATTCCTTTCTGAAATCGATTTTTTACCTAGTTCCGAAGAAAATACCTACTGCAACACCAATAGCACCGATTATTCCTCCTGTTACTGATCCTGCTATAGTTTTTACTTTTTGCTTTTTAAGGTCTTTTTCAAGATTCGATACAATGATTTCAAGGTTGAATAATTGATCATCACTTATATCTAACTCGCTTTGTTTTTGTGCTAACCCTGTTTGTAATTGCTTAATCATTGCTGATCGTTGCGATTCTTGGTTAGTTAAATTTTTTATCTCTTTTTCGTAGATGATAACTTGGTTTTCAAGTCCGCTGATTACTTGTATATAAAATGCATCAAGTTGATCACATTCTATTAAAGCTTTTTCTAATAGTCCTCCTATTTCCGCTTTATGATCTAAGTTTTGTACTTGTTCAACGGTTAATATGATACCAATTGTATCTCCTTTTGAAGATGTTAGGAACATTGGTAAATCTTCTTGTTTAATAGTATCTTCAATATGTGGTCTTATCATATCCTCTGTAAATTCCAAAATGATAACATTAACTGGTTGTTCTACAGGTTGTTCTATCGTAACGGCAAATGGAACACCGATAAATTCATTAGGCTCTAATGCTTGTCCGAATGACATTAATGGTATTGATAATAATATACTTAATAAGATTTTTTTCATTTTCCTTTTTCTTTTACGGATTTTAATAATGAGTTGCCTTCTTTTCTAACAGTCTCTTCTTTCATATCTTCAATCTTCTTCTTACTCAATTCGTATTGGAGCTTTTGTTCTCTTAGTTTTCTCTTAGATTCTTCAGATTCTCTTTTTTCCTTTTCAAGTTCAATTTCTAACATTGAAAATTCTAGTATTTGTTTTTCTAATGCAATGGAATCTTTTTCATATAGCTTCATAGTTTTGTCAAAAGCTTTTTGAATTCTTTTCTTATCTGCTTCAAGTTCTATATTTTCTTTCTTAAGTCTTGAATTTTCTTCAGCAGAGCCGTTATCACTAAAAACCCAAAGTCCTATGAACACACAGGATATCACCAAAAGTCCAATTATAATTAATGATTTTGCATCAAGTTTTTTTAATATTGCGGCTATAATTTCTCCCATAGTTGTTATTTTTTTAAAAAATGCTTACTTTTGTATATATCGTATTGTGTCGTTCTCGGCACTAATATATATTATCATGTATAAAAGAGTAGACATATTTGATTTTGATGGGACCTTAGTCTATACTCCTGACTTTTATGAAGGAAAGGAAATATGGGAAAAGGCGAAAGGAATTGTTTGGCCCTATAATGGCTGGGCATCTAAATCAGAATCACTTGATTTGGATGTATTTTATATACCTCTTAATATGTATGTTTATAATAAATATCTAAAGTCTATTAATGATTCTGAAACATTGACTGTTCTAGCAACTGGTAGATTGGTGAAATTAACTAACGAAGTTAATAAAATATTAGATTTTCATGGCTTAAAATTTGATCAAATAGAATTAAATCCAAATTCTAATACCTTTAGATTTAAGACAAGGTTATTCACAAACCTAATAAATGAGCATAAGCCTGAGGTTTTTACTATTTATGATGATCACCATTCAAATTTAGTTGAGTGGGAAAATAAATGGGCACCAACTCAGAGCACACAAATTAATATAATAGATGTTACTAAATCGAACAAAACACAGATTGTGGTAAATAATAAATAGAATATGGGAACAATAACTAGAAAACAAAAAAAATCACAAGCTAAAACCATTAGGTCACAGCCTTATAAATTAATTATGCATAATGATGATTTCAATACCTTTGATTGGGTAATAAAATGTTTAATGGAAGTCTGTCGACACCAATTTGAACAAGCTAGTCAATGTGCACATATTGTACATTTCAAAGGGGAATGTGATGTTAAATATGGTGATCTTGATACATTAAATGATATGAAAGAAAAACTTGAAAATGCGGGCCTATTAGTTACCGTTGAAGTTAGTTAACCAACTCCCCATTGTTTCTTAGCATTTGCCATTTGTTGATCATAAGATAACTTATTTTTACGTATTCTCAATAGCTGAGAATAGTCAACCCCTTCTGTATATTCAATTTCGTTAAGAAGCTTATCAATAATAGTTTTGATATTACCCTCTAATGAAAAATGGTAATCTTCCACAAAGTTCTTATATACATTTTTATTCATTGTATAAGCCATATTAACAACTGTCATTACCATATCATCATTTGATTTTCCATCTGCTGCATATTTTACTGTACCATTTGCTGCTGTGTGTTTAATAAATGTTGTCATTTCGGTAATATTATCATTATTATTAATAATAAGATCCCTATTATGTAATTTTTCTTGGTAATCCTTCATCATAAGATTTTTAATGCCAGTTACTTTCAAACCTATTTTTTCATCTTCTGAATCTATTCTGTGTTTATATCTGAAAAATATAAATGATCCATATTGATTTTTACCTTCAAATAGACCAGGCATATGTGCTAGTAATTCATTACCATATTGATTTAATTCTAATACTACTTTGAAATTTTCAGAATCGAAATGTTCAAATGCTAGCATATAAAGTAATTCAGATAATTGTTGCACTGAGACAACATTTGATCTGTACATTCCAATTTGTCTTAGTTCAAAAAAATCAGTTATATTTTTAAAATTCATATGATTTTTCTCAATATCTTTAATAGATTTGGGCATTAATCGAAATATGTTAATAACTGAATGGTCTTGTCCTAATCCTTCCGATATATCGACAGACATAATACCTTTAATGCTTTTCCTCATTGGAGAATCATAAAGATCTTTGTTAGTTGTCCATTTCAAATCTCTATAAGAGAATTTTAACTTATCATCAAATTCATTAATTGGTTGGAATTCATATTTATCTTGATTGGTTTGTAATTCCTCGATTAATCCTTCTTCAAGAAGGCTTCGAGATGCATTTATAAATTTTAGGTCAAATTCTTGGTTAAAAGCTTCTTCACCACCAATATCCTTGATAGTTTCTTTTTTCCAAGTTGTTATTTCACCTAAAATAGGAAATTTAATTCCGTTGAATTCCTCTCTTATGATCTCATCTTCTTCACATCCTTCTGAATTAAATATTGTAATTATCCATTTATTTATATCATCATCCCAGTGCATTTCAGATTTATTATTAGGATATTTTTCTTGAATATATTCAAACAGTTCTTCTTTATTTATTTCGCGCTGTTCCATTTCCGCATGATTTAACCTTATATAAGTCACATGTCGTTTATCTACTTGCCACCAATATACACGGTTAGCTATGTAGTTTGATTTTTCACCTTCAGGCTTTTCTGCATCCATTAATAGTTTATGAAATAGGTTAAATCCGTTTGGAGTTGATGTTATTATAATCTTTGAGTTTTCAATATTAGCAACTGTTGGGAAAACTGATTTATAAAATTTCTCAGCGATGCTATCAGGTAGGTATGCAAACTCATCAAGGTATAAAAAGTCAGCCGTTTGTCCAATTGATGATGTTTTTGTTGTTGCAAACCCTTTAATACGGCTTTTATTTTCAAATACTATCATTTTTTGATTCCAGTTTATAATACCCTGTTGTAAAAAGAATGGTAGTTGCTGATAGATTTCACGGATTTTGTCAAGTATTTCAACCGCTGTGTCTAATTTATTCGCTGTTACCAGTACATTTTTACCATTATTGAATAATACAAAGTGTAATATCATAATAGCAGAACAAATTGTTTTCCCAATTTGTCTTGATGCCATTAATATGTTAAATTTATGATTAAAGAAATTATCTAAAATTTCTTTTTGATAGTCCCTTAAAACTAAGGGTATTTGCTCACCTCTCTCCCCTTTAATATAACAGTAATTTTCAGAGAAATAATGTATATCTGTTTTACACTTTATATACTCACTGATTTCATCAGTTGAAAGTGATGTTGTTAATTTGGCTTTTCTTAAACCGATTACCTTCTCGTAAAAAGGCATATCGTGTGTTTTTAAAAGAAATCCATTGTTTATTTTATCTATTGCGTCATCCACCATTTTAGTGGTCCACACTACTTGTCTAGTTGCCATTGTCTTTAATTTTTTTTGATTCGAGGAACCTTTTTAAAAGGTCATTAACAATTTTGGACTTATTCATATAGTTCTCTTCACAGTACTCATCTAGTTCTTTAACTAGCTCAATATCTACTGAAAATCCGACTTTGCTTTTGTTTAATCCTCGTTTTCTTGACATGGTGTATATATTTTGTCTTAAAAGTGGAAAAAATTCCACACAAAAAGATTAATATATACTACAAAATATATAATTTTCATATGGCTAAAGAGTCAAAGAAAGATAAAGAAGCAAAAAGATTAATTGATGAGTTCGATTTAATACAAGAAGAGAATAATGGTGCAGGTTCTGAAGATTTTGATATAAGTCAGCACCTTGCAACAATTGAAGACTTGCCAGATCTGGGTGAAATTGAATTATATGATTATGATTCAGACCTTATTTCCGCTTCTAGAAAGGGATTAGAAGTTTTAGAATCATTGGTCGACCTTTATTTGGGTGAATTTCCAGATTTAAAAACACATCCCTATATAAAGAATAAGCTTCGTGAAGATGCGATGGTTTATGCGGAAACAGTTTTCTTGCAGAAAATGACCAGAAAGAATTTCATTATTCAGATGAGACAAGTTGATAATGGTGATAATTCAGCACGTATGCATGAAGTTGTTAATCAAACAATTAAAGAAGTTCGTGAAAATTCAAAATTTGCTATGTCGCAAAAATCAGATTTGGAAAAATTCTATAAAGATTTTAGAAATGATTTAATGGAGGTAGTAACTTCTGTCACTGAATCAACTGGTGATGATAATGAAGGTCAAGTTATTGATAATTCAAATCTTAATGATATGATTAATAAAGCTGTTTTGTTAGACAAGAAATCTGGTAAATAAATTTAATAAATAGTATATGTTCTCATATGCTGAATTTATACTTGAAAAATTTAATACAATAGAACATCTCAAAGAACGAGGTGTTGATGTTAAGAAAACCCGTGTCATTATTGATGATGAGCATGGTGATGTTTTTTTCTTCCTTTATAATTTATCGGGACAAATGGTAGGTTATCAGAAATATAATCCTAAATATCCTAAAAAAGGTCAGAATAAAGTTACTGATCCTCGAATGGTTAAATATTATATTTGGGCAACTAGAGAAGATAAAGGTCCTAAAATTGCAGTATGGGGTTTAGAATCAACCAACTTTACAGATGATTTTGTTTTTATTGTTGAAGGAGTATTTGATGCTGCTCGAATACATGAAGCAGGTTATCCAGCTATTGCAACACTTTGTAATGATCCAAATAGCTCAATGCGTTCTTGGTTAGCAACTATTCCACAAAAGAAAATTGTTATTTATGATAATGATGGTAATAAAGATAGTTTAAAACTTCAAACAGTTGGTGATTACTCATTTTGTGTTGAGACGGGTAAAGATGTTAATGATTTAAATCCTGAAGAAGCAAAAGTCTTTTTGAAAAAATGTTTGGATGAGATTAAATGAAGTATATAAAATTATTTAATGAGAATGTTGAATATGATCAATGGGAACTTGAACAGGTTCTTAATATTGCGCGTGATGAGGGTTATGCTGTTAAAGATGAGTATACAGGGTGTATGAAAAGTAGTAGGTGGTACTCATTCGTGGTAGGTGGTAGGTTATGGAAAATATCTATTGAGATGTCTAATTTAACTGCGGAGAATTTATATGATAAAGATCCAAAATTTCTTCCTATGATTCTTGATATCTATCAAAGATTATTATTGGTATTAGAACCAGAAGATATTGAAGTAAGATTATGGGGATTTGAGAATGAAAGATCAGTGAATAAGTATATTGAAACAATTGATGATATTAAAGAGAGTATTGAAAATGATGAACATATGATTAGTTTCATCATGAGATTCAAGCTATAAAATTTTCAAATTTTTGAATATTCTTTTTTGACTTTTTTTGATAATCGATTATATCATTGACTGCATTTTTAATGTATTTATATAATTTTTTAT